CACATGCTCTCTCTGGCAAAAACCACTGTCAATTTAGAAATAAATTTACGATGGTGGTTGATGCAACGCGAATGTCTGGCGAAATGTGTACATCATTAGGTAATTCTTTTGCCAATCTTATGGCAATGATGTTCATAGCTGAAGAAACACGAATGGAAAGCTTGCGTAGTCGTGTTGAAGGTGATGATGGGATATTCACATTTTATGGTGATACTCCTACAGCTAAAGACTTCGCGGAAATTGGATTGATCATAAAAATAGATGAATATGAGTCCCTCACTGAGGGATCATTTTGTGGCATTATTGCAGATGAGTCTGAAATGATTAATGTCACAGATCCTATTTCGTCATTATTGGATTTTGGATGGACAACAAGGCAATATGCTGATGCCAAGGATAAAAAGAAGAAAGAACTTTTGCGCTCAAAAGCGTTATCTTTGGCATATCAGTATCCTGGATGTCCAGTCCTCTCTAGTTTAGGTAAATATGGTCTTCGTATGACTGAAGATTTCAGGTTTGACTTGGGCGACATGAATCAATATGAAAAAGAAATTTTTCACAACATGTATGCTATTTATCAGTCAAAGATACCTGATAAAGAAGTAGGTCCGCAGACTAGGTTGTTGGTCCAAAGAAAGTTTGGGTTGATGGTAGAGGATCAAATAGCAATAGAAAACTATTTGGATAATAAGTTAGATTTATCCCCCATTGACGTTCCGGTTATATTATCCAATTGTCATGCAGATGCGATTGACTATTACTCAAAATACATTTTCGAATACCTAAAGGTAGAAATGATGAGTCAAGTTGAGTGTCCGATATATGACAATTATAGCCATGAGAAATTTGAATTATTGAATTTAAATTATGAACAGACAACGACAACGACAAAGCAATCCGCCCAGATCTATAAGAAGAAGGGCCAGAATTGCACGAAAGCTAAGACCTCGAGTGGTGGAAGTAATCCAGCCAGTTCAGAGGCAACGTGTTAGACCCAGAAGGGGTCGTAACAGAAAAGGAGGTGGTGTATTAGGGACGTTAGCTAGTGGTGCTATGTCCTTATTGGGAAAAGGAATTGGATCATTGATCACAGGATTTGGTGACTATAAAATTGAAGGTAATTCTTTGATGACAGGAGGTATTGATCCTCCAACTGTTATCAATTCGGTTAATAAGGGTGGTGTAATCATACGCCATCGTGAGTATTTACAAGATATACTTGCTAGTAATCCATTCAATATTATAAATTTACCCATAAATCCGGGTCAAATTTCCACATTCCCATGGTTATCTAGTATAGCTGCGCATTTTGAACAATATAAGTTCAGAGGATTGCTCTTTGAATTTAAGAGCTTATCATCAGATGCAGTGTTATCAACAGCTACTAGTTCAGCCTTGGGGAGTGTGGTTATGGCAACGCAATATAATGCTTTAAAT